GTGTACATCGAGAGGTGTAAGCACGGTTTGGGAGGGGCTTTGTGCAAACCTGTCATCGAAAGATGATAAGGCGGCACACTGCTACCTCACGAACGAAAACTGGTGGAAGCGTTGGAGGAAGAGAGCATTTTCCGCCAGATGGCAACGGTCATCAAAACTTCCAACGGCGACCGCAAAATTCCGATTGTGACTTCCAAGGGGGAGGCTGTCTGGATGGACGAGGAACAGCAGTATTCTCTTTCTGATGATACGTTCGGACAGGCATCGCTTTCCGCATATAAGCTTGGAACAGCGATCAAGATTTCTGAAGAACTTCTCAATGACAGCGTATTTGACCTGCCGTCCTACATTGCAAAAGAGTTTGCAAGAAGAATCGGTGCAAAGGAAGAAGAGGCGTTTTTCGTTGGTGACGGCAAGGGAAAACCGACCGGCATTTTCAATGCTACAGGCGGTGCGGAAGACGGCACTTCCACCACAGGTGCAAGCATTACATTTGATGATGTGATGGAACTCTTCTATTCTCTGAGAAGCCCGTACCGCAAAAAGGCGGTGTGGGTGCTCAATGATTCTACGGTTAAGGCACTTCGCAAGTTGAAGGACAACACAGGCAATTACATCTGGAGTCCGTCTGTGCAGGCTGGTGTTCCGGATACAATCCTCAATCGTCCTTACAAGACATCCAGCTATGTGCCGGAAATCAAGGCTGGCAACAAGTGTATGGCATTCGGTGACTTTAGCTATTACTGGGTAGCTGACAGACAGGGACGCTCTTTCAAGAGACTGAATGAACTCTTTGCTATGACAGGTCAGGTTGGCTTCCTTGCAAGTCAGAGACTGGACGGCAAGTTGATTCTTCCGGAAGCTATTAAGACACTCACCATCAAGAAAGCGTAATCAGAGAAAGGGGTTGGAGTGGGTGGTAACTTTACAGGAAGTCAAGCAATATCTGCGGATTGATTTTGAAGATGATGATACATTGCTTCTCTCCCTTATTTCAACTGCAAAACAGCTGGTAATGGATGTGGGAAGAATGGACGAGGAACGCTTTTCAGAAAACGAAGATGTGGTACGGACAGCAATGCTCTACACGGTTTCTTATCTCTATGAAAACCGCAATACCGCAGACTTTTCCAAACTGACATTAACACTTCGTGCTATGCTGTTTGCACAGCGAGAGGATGTGATTTGATGGAAATTGGAACACTCAATCAGAGAATCACCTTTCTGGTGAATCGTGTCGTTACCGATGAAATCGGAAATCACACCGCTGTGTGGGACGAAGCTTTTTCCTGCTGGGCAAAAGTGACTTTGAAAGCTTCTTCGGAGCATACGGACGCTGGTGTGACCAAAGAAACACAAACACTGGAATTCCTCATTCGGCAAAACCAGCACTGGATGCCGTCTGTAACAGGCAACCGAATCTTGTTTCGGGATGTTACATACAACATCACCAGTGTTACACCGGATTATCTGCACAAGGATTATCTGAAAATTACTGCAGAAACCAGAAAGGCAGGACAAAATGACCAGTATTGACAATCTTGCAGAGGAAATTATGCAGGGCTTGCAGGAATATGCAGACCTTGCGGATACCGCTATGAAAAAGGCTGTCCGGAAAACCGCCACGCAAGTGAAAAACGAGATTTCCGCCAATGCTCCGAAGGACACCGGAAAATATGCAAAAAGCTGGGCAACGAAAAAGACTGGCGAAAACAGTCACTCTTTAGAGATGACAGTACATTCTAAAAACAGATATCAACTGGCACATCTTCTGGAAAAGGGGCATGCCAAGCGTGGCGGTGGTCGGGTATCCGGCAAACCGCATATTGCTCCTGCGGAAGAAAACGGTGTGCAGTTGCTGGAGCATTTGATTGAGGGGGCTTTGTCATGACCTACGAACAAATCGCAGAAATGATGGAGGAAATGGGACTGCCTTTTGCCTACCATCATTTTGCCGAGGGCGAGAGTCCTGCACCGCCTTTTCTGCTGTTTTTATCTCCCGGAGAGAATACATTTTCAGCGGATAATTTGACATATTTCAGTTGCAAACAGCTGGACATTGAATTGTACACAGACAAAAAGCAGCCGGAATTGGAAGAACAGGTGGAGTCAGTGCTTTCCCAGCACGAGATTTATTATACAAAAACAGAAACATTCATTGATTCGGAAGAATTGTATGAAGTACTCTATGAGATGGAGGTTTGATCTATATGGCAATGGAGAAAAACAAGGTAAAATTCGGTCTGAACAAAGTTCACTATGCAAAAATCACCTCTTATGATGAAGAAGGTGTGCCGACTTTTGCAAAGCCGGTTCGCATTCCCGGTGCAGTGTCGCTGTCTATCGATGCAGAAGGTGAAGCATCCAATTTTTACGCTGACGATGGTGTGTACTATGTGATCAACAATAACTCTGGTTACACTGGAGATCTTGAAATCGCATTGGTTCCGCTTGAGTTTGCGACAGACATTCTCGGTGAGAAACTGGATGAAAAGGGCGTTCTCACGGAAACCAATACCGCAGAAGTATCGCAGTTTGCCCTGTTGTTTGAATTCAGCGGCGATAAGAATAAAATTCGGCACTGTCTGTTCTGCTGCTCTGCCTCTCGTCCGGCAACAGAATCCAGCACCATTGAGGACGAAAAGGAAGTTAAAACAGAAACGCTGTCTTTGACCGCAACGGCGTTGAACAGTGGTTTGGTAAAAACTAAAACCTGTGAGAAAACGGATGCTGAGGTTTATGAGAATTGGTACAAGGCGGTATATATGCCAAATCTGGCTGCCGCTGTACAGAGTGGTAAAGCATCCGCAGCATCTGTGAAAGCGTAAGGAGGTGGCAGTATGGCAATTCAGAAAAATATTACAATTGATGGGATTGAAGTGCCTTTTAAGGCAAGTGCAGCAGTTCCCAGATTGTATCGCTTGAAATTTCGCAGAGATATTTATCAGGACTTTGCAGCACTGCAAAAGTCTGTGGGAGAAAATACAGAGGAATCCTCTGCACTGGACATCGAGAGCCTTGAGGTGTTTGAGAACATCGCCTATATCATGGCAAAACACGCCGATGCAGCCATTCCGGCTTCTCCGGATGAGTGGCTGGAACAGTTTAACACGTTCAGTATTTATGAGATTTTGCCGCAACTGATCAATCTCTGGGGTTTGAACGTAGAAACACAGGTCAAGTCTAAAAAAAACATCGCTCGATTGACCGACCGATGACCACACCGCTGTTTTTGTTGCGGTGCGTTCAGCTTGGTTTGTCAATGGGCGATTTGAATTTTTTGACCATTGGTCTGGTGAATGATATGTTCACCGAACGGGAGAATGACGAGTGTCATTATGATGTGCTGGCAGATCAGAGGGATTTTGATGCGTTTTGATTACAAGTCATTTTCCTGTATTCTTTTTTGAGCAATGCCGTATACTTCTTCATCGGCTCTGGCACCAATTACAATAATCAGCATCTTATCATTTTGCTTGACAACTTTGTATACGACTCTAAGACCTGCACTTTTCAGTTTGACTTTCAGAAAGCCAGTTAAATCATTGCCGTTTTTGTTTCCAAGCGGTTTCCCATATCCGCCTTCATAAACAGGAAGCGGATTTTGTTTCACTTTCTTGATTACTTTTAAGACCAGTATTCTTTGACTTCCGTCAAGCGATTTTAAATCACTTTCGGCTTCCGGCAGATATTCTACTTCCCAATTCATTCAAATTCTACCTCATCAAAGTCGGATAAATCGTCGTCTGTGATTCCGAGGTCTTTCATAACTTTTTCTTCCGGAATCGTTTCTTCCGGATTGAATTTTTCCATTCGTTTTACAGCCAGAGTGAGTAAGCGGGCATCATTCACTTCATCCATCAGGCTGACATATTCATCCGGAGAAAGAAGCACACATTCCGGTGCATTGTTTTTCATAACAACTTTTGCACCGCTGTTTTTGACATCCTGAAAAATTTTTCCTGCAAGTCCACGATTGAACTGCGAAATAGAAATGGTATTTTGAATTGCTGCAATAATATTCATACGCTACACCTCCACTTATAGTATACGTCATTTTTACATAAATGTCAATAGATTTACTGATAAAAAAGCTGATAATTTTTTAGAACTGAGGTGATTACATGGCAAACCGCATCAAAGGCATTACCGTAGAAATCGACGGCGATACCACCAAGCTGTCCAAAGCACTGGAAGGTGTCAACAAGGACATCAAGGGCACGCAGACGCAGCTGAAAGATGTCCAGAAACTGCTGAAGCTCGATCCTTCCAACACGGAACTGCTCTCGCAGAAGCATAAGCTCCTCGCCGATGCGGTGTCTGCCACCAAAGAAAAGCTGGAAGTGCTGAAAACTGCCGCAGAACAGGCAAACACCGCTCTTGCAAACGGCGAAATTTCCCAGCAGCAGTATGATGCACTACAGCGTGAAATCATCGAAACCGAAAACGAACTGAAACGCCTGACCACAGAAGCAAACAATTCTCACACCGCCTTGGAAAAGATGGGCGTTCTGGGTGAAACACTGCAGTCCGCCGGGGACAAAATTTCCGGTGTGGGACAAAAGCTGCTGCCCGTCACCGCTGGTGTCACGGCTCTGGGAACCATTGCCGTGAAAACTGGTGCGGATTTCGATTCCGCCATGTCAAAGGTGGCAGCTGTTTCGGGGGCGACCGGTTCAGAGATGGATGCTCTCCGGGAAAAGGCTCGTGAAATGGGCAGTAAAACGAAGTTCTCTGCAAGTGAGGCTGCGGATGCTATGAACTACATGGCGATGGCAGGATGGAAAACCAATGATATGCTCAGCGGTATCGAAGGCATTATGAATCTTGCCGCTGCGTCTGGTGAGGACTTGGCATCTACTTCGGACATTGTCACGGATGCTCTGACCGCTTTCGGTTTGTCTGCCTCGGACAGCGGACACTTTGCGGATATTCTGGCGGCTGCAAGTTCCAATGCCAATACCAACGTCAGCATGATGGGCGAAACTTTCAAGTATGCTGCTCCGGTACTGGGTTCTTTGGGCTATTCTGCTGAAGACTCTGCCATTGCCATCGGCTTGATGGCGAACGCCGGTATCAAATCCTCACAGGCTGGTACAGCACTGCGTTCCGCTATCACCAATCTGGCAAAGCCAACAGGCACGGTAGCATCTGCCATGGAACAGTACGGCATTTCTCTGACGGATAGTTCCGGCAAGATGTACTCTTTACGAGAACTTATGGAACAACTCCGTCAGAAATTGGGCGGACTTTCTGAGGCAGAACAGGCACAGGCGGCTGCCTCACTGTTTGGCAAAGAGGCCATGTCCGGTATGCTGGCAATCATCAACGGTTCCCCGGCGGACTTTGAAAAACTGTCCAATGCCATTGACACTTGTTCGGATACAGTAGACGGCTATAATGGCACGACCGAAAAAATGGCGGCGGTCATGCAGGATAACCTTGCCGGACAAGTAACCATCTTGAAGTCCCAGCTGGAAGAGTTGGCGATTTCCTTTTCTGACATTCTGATGCCTACCATTCGCTCCATTGTTTCCCGCATTCAGGAACTGGTGGACAAGCTGAACCAATTAGACCCGCAGACCAAAGAAACCATTGCAAAAATTGCACTGGTGGCTGCTGCTCTGGGTCCGATGCTGGTGGTGCTGGGAAAAACCATCTCCAGCGTGGGAACAGTTTTTTCCGCAGTGTCCAAACTGCCTGCCCTTTTCTCGGCTGTGCAAGGTGGCATTGGAGCCATTACCGGAGCGTTGGGTGTGTCATTAGGTCCGCTGCTTGCCATTATCGCAGCTGTTGCCGCTCTGGTGGCTGCTTTTGTGCATCTCTGGAAAACCAATGACGAATTCAAAAGCAACATCATCGCCATCTGGGAACAGATCAAAAGCACCTTTACCGGATTGACACAGGGCATCACTGACCGGCTAAATGCTCTGGGATTCGACTTTGAGAGTTTCACCGATGTGCTGAAAGCGGCATGGGACGGGCTGTGCAATCTGCTGGCTCCTATTTTTGAAGGTGTCTTTCAGAATATCTCTAATATTTTCTCTGGATTTGCAGATATTCTCTTAAATTCACTTGATGTGCTGATTGGTCTATTTACCGGCGACTGGGAGCAATGTTGGAATGGCATCAAGGGAATTTTTACCTCTATCTGGAATTTTATTGTCAACTCGTTCCGCAATATCATGAATACCCTGAAAGGCGTTGCAGATGTGGTGCTGGGATGGTTCGGAACAAGCTGGAACGAAGTATGGACTTCCATCAAGACATTTTTTGTGGACACATGGAACAGCATTGCTTCCTTTTTCACGGGAATTGTTACTGGAATCCGGGACTTTTTCGTCAACACCTGGACGTCCATTTCCAATACCTTCACTGCCATTGTCACTGCCATTCAGGCGGTGGCAACGACCGTATTTACAGCGATTCGGGATTTCTTCACCACCATTTTTACGGCAATCTACAACTTTTTCAGCACGATTTTCAATGCCATTTACAATGTGGTTTCTACGGTTTTTCAGGCAATTCATAACGTCATTACAACCGTTTGGAATGCCATTTACACCACCTTAGAACCGCTGATCACGGCTTTCGGCTATCTGTTTCAGACGATTTTTGAAGCCATCCAAATCATTGTGGGCAGAGTCATGGACTGGATCTCGGAGAAGATCAGTGCCATTTGGAATGCGATCGTGGCGTTTTTAACGCCGATTTTAGAAGGCATCCGAACGACCTTTGAAACCATCTGGAACGCCATTTCTACTACAATTTCCACGGTCTTGACAACAATTCAAGATGTGGTGACTACGGTTTGGAATGCTGTGTCCAGTTTCATTTCGTCTGTCCTGTCTGCAATCTGGAACATAGTTTCTTCCATCTGGAACAGCATCTCCGGCACGATTTCCAGTGTGATGAATGCCATTTTTTCTGTGGTATCCTCCATCTGGAATCGGATTTCTTCTGCGGTTTCCAATGTTCTGAACGCCATCCGGTCGGTGGTATCTTCTGTCTGGAACAGTATCAAGAGCACAATTTCCAACGTGATGCAGAGCATTTCTTCTACGGTGTCCAGCATCTGGGACAATATTCGTTCTGCGGTTTCCGACAAAATCAGCGGCATCGAATCCACCATTCAGAATGGATTCGATGCCGCTGTGGGATATATCAAGGGACTGGCTTCTGATGCTTGGAACTGGGGACGGGACATCATTCAGGGAATCATTGACGGCATTCAGAGTGCCATCGGCTGGCTGGCGGACTGCGTCACCAATGTTGCCGATACCATTCGGGATTTCCTGCACTTCTCGGTTCCGGACAAAGGCCCGCTGACAGATTACGAGAGCTGGATGCCGGACTTTATGAAAGGTCTGGCAGACGGCATCGACAAAAGCAAAAAGTATGTGGAGAAAGCCGTAGGCGGTGTGGCGAAAGCCATGCAGCTGACCATGGATTCTGATCTGAATTACAGCTTGCATGGGATTTCCGGAGCAATGCTGCCCGACAGTTCCGGTGGGACGGTGAACAATTATTACAACACGGACAACCGGAAAACGGTGAATCAGACCAATCAATCGCCAAAGGCACTGTCACGGTTGGAGATTTATCGGTTGACACGGAATGCATTGAATGTGTGAGGTTAGATATCGAAAATTTCTTTGTTATGGAATAGAAGCCTTGTATTTTTTATCTATGCACGTTAAAACTCCTCTTTTTGCTAAATATTCTAAAGAATTTGCAATTTCATTTTCTTTAAGAGTACATATACCTGAAACGTTATATGAGCATCTTATATGATTATTAATGCATTCCTGCTCATATCGTGATAAATCTGTTGCATCGTGTAATTTTTTATGTTCATGAATTATTTCTGTTGTAATGCAGAGCTTTTCTTCCTCCAAATTCATTATAGCATGACCATTCACACCAGTTAATGTCAATAACGCATTTGCAAATCCATTTGTAAGATAGTAGTCAAGTATTGTTGCAAGTATAATTATAGTTGCCCTTTTAACATTTATGTAATATCCTGTATTGGGAATAAGGAACTCCAATACATTATCATTTTCCTTAAACGAATTGCTGTTTAAAATGAACGTTTTTTTAATAACTTCTTTATCACTGTTCAATGCATCAGGATGATCTTTAAGGTAATCAAAAATTAAGACTGCTTCTTTTGTTGTTATTGGAAACTCTTCTATCATTTGCATTATAATTTCCATTTTTGAGCCCATTGCTTTAAACATAAAATTCTCCTTTTTATTCTGGTAAACAAATGCCTGCATACTTTTGTATATCTTCTCTGATATTTTTCCATTGATTTAAAATGACTTCTTCATAATATTTATCGGTTTCCGATAATGGAATCTCACATATTTTTTCTTTGTTGCAGAATTTTGATAAAAAATCGTTACATAAAAGACATGGTGCTATAGACAACTCTTCATTTTCAAAGGGGGTTCGAATTTCAATATATTCTTTTTTCAGTTTGGAAAATAGTTTAGATATTACTAAATGATATCGATAGTCACGAGGCAAGTATCTTAATGAAGATTGATGTATCTTAGTATCTGGATCCATAAGGAAAAATGCTATAGTTATAGCAACCATAATTATTTTACTCCAATCCATTTTAAAATCTTTAAAATAAAAAGTGGTCAATTTTTCTTTGTTGCAGAGAAGATTTTCAAGCAACAAATGTATTGCAATTATATCAGCATCCATTTCAATTGCTTGGTAAGTAACATTATTCTTTGTTTTTTGTTTTACCTCTTGTTCCGTTCCATATGCTTGGAGCTCAGATATTCCTAATGTATCATTTATGTAATCAAAATGGCCACCTAGAACATGCCCAAGTTCATGAAAAATGATAAATTCTATGCCTAGTCTAGCAACTGCTTGTGCAGCAGCAATTCTTTTCGGATTATCAGGTGCTGTATAAAAATTGATTGCTTTCAAGTTATTGTCATATGAATCGATTGATGGCATTTCCATATCCCAGAATTTGTATTGTTCCATGTTGTGCCCACTGCCTAATTCTGTGAAAAAATGTTCGTTCATTAATACTATATATGACATGTGAAAAATTTCAAGCACCACACCGATATCTATTTCAACTTGTTTTTGTTCTCCGATTTTATTTACTCTTGCATTGTATCTTTTAAAATCTGAGAAACATAATTTATAGTGCTTTGATGTTTCAGTTTGTGCCATGATGTGTTCACTTTCAGCTTTGAGGTATTGTAGTTCATTTCCTTTACCAAATTGTTCGATATTTAATTCCATAAACCACCCTTCTTTCTAAATACAACTTTACTCGTATTATACCACACCTCACCAAAAAAAGTCAAGGAGGCATCCCATGTATTTCACACTCATCCTCGAAAACGAATCCGGCGAACAAGTGAACCTATCCACCACCGCCAACCAATACATGACCTCCAAAATCGAAGGTCTAAATCCGCCTGCCGGAACGATTTCCACCTCTTCCTATGCAGGCATGAACGGCAGTTACCTCAACAATGCTTTCATCGAAAAGCGAAACGTAGTCATTTCTTTTTCCATGCGTGGCATTGGCATCGAGAAACGGCGGCATCAGCTGTATCGTGTGATCAAGCCGTCCCGATACATCAAGATCTGGTACAAGACGGTGAACATCGATGTCTATGCCGAAGGGTATGTAGAAACCTGCGAAGTGGAGCATTTCGAGCAGCAGATCAGCGGGCAGATCTCCATTCTCTGTCCGGACATTTACTGGTACAGCCGGGATATTTTCTATGCCTACTACAGTGGCGTGATCGGAGCATTTCACTTTCCCTTTCCGGAGAGCGATGCTCCGTTTCCTTTGGGTGTGTACTCTAACAGCAACCTGTTTTCCATTACCAATGATGGCGATGAAACCGGATTCACGCTGCGAATCGAGGCACTGCCCAGCGACATTCCGCAGGAAGTGGTTGCCGTGACACCGACCATCTATAACGAAAACGGCGAGTATCTGCAAATCAAAGGCGATATTCTGACCGGTGATGTCATTACGGTTACCACGAAAACCGGAAACAAGACCGTTACGCTGACACGCAACGGCGTAGACAGCAATATCCTGAACCGGCTGGTTTCCGGTTCGACTTGGCTGACCTTGAAGGAAGGCACAAATACTTTTCGGGTCGAGGCAGTTCGTGGGGTGAAAAAGCTGCGAGTGACATTGATGCACCGCAATTCTTATCTGGGGGTATAGCTATGCAGTTGGAAATTTACAGCTTGACAGCTCTGAAAGGCCAGATCTCTGTGTCACTGGAAGCCATCTGCGACAGTTATTCTTCTCTTCTGTGGGACATTGAGTTCTACCAGTGCGGCTGCTTTGAGGTGTATATCGCCGCCAGTCCGCAGAATGTATCTATCTTTCAGTGTGGCAGAATTGTGGCAAGGAGCGATGATGCACAGCACTTCGGCATCATTGAATCTTTGCAATTGGAGACCGATGCCGAAAAGGGCGATTACCTGACGGTCACCGGACGGTTTCTTGCCTGCCTGCTGGAACGAAGAATCATCTATCCCACCATCACCGCAAACGGCAGCTATGAGGACATCGTCCGCAAGGTGCTGTCCCGCAATGTGATTTCCGCCGGAATCCGCAATCTGCCCGGTTTTTCCATGGGAACGGTTTCCGGTGACTGCTGGCAGAAAACCGCACGTATGCAAGTCAGCTATGACAACATCTTAGAATGGCTGTACAGCCTTTGTGAAACCATCGGCGGTTCGGCAAATGTGCGGCTGGATGGAAACACACTGAAATGCGATCTGTTTTTCGGAACAGACCGCAGTTTGTTGCAGGA